CATTAAAAATTCTCCGGGGGTTATATTTTAGGGTGCGTTCTACCCTCTGTATAGCATTTAAAAGAACTCACAAGGTTGATTACTTCATTTCTTTCTTTTTCTCCTTTCAAAAGGGTTTGGTCAGCTTTGCGAGTTCTTTTAAATGCTATGTAAAACTTTCTATTAACCCCTATGAAACACAACAAGAACTATACAATATTTTATTGAGAGGAGGCAGTAAGGATGAAGAAAGCTAAGGCTGTAACCCCTTCCGAATCTTCGAGAAAGATGAGACCGGCTTTATCCCCAGAAGCCAGAGAGAATCAGTTAGTGTCCTTGGCTGTGGATCTTGCTGAACAGCAGTTGCGAGACGGCACCGCTTCTTCTCAGGTCATCACTCATTATTTAAAGCTTGGATCAACTAAAGAAAGAATCGAAAAAGAAATTCTCGAAAAACAAAAAGAGTTGATTGAAGCAAAAACGCAATCGTTACAGTCGGTGCAAAGAATTGAAGAACTTTATAAGAATGCTCTTGATGCTATGAAAAATTATAGTGGACAAGGAAGTTCAGATGATTAATAAGATGTGCATCGACCGCATCTTTATTTAACGGAGGTGAGTAAATGCACGATTGGAAGAAGACAGCAAAACAAATGTACAAAAATCATACTGGATATAAAAAGATTGCAGCTCGGGTCAATAAAACAGAAGACGAGGTTCGAGAATTTTTAAAAAGTGAAAAAACTAAACAATCTGAACAACCCGCTGCAAAAAACAAATCCGATAAATTTACGGTTTTCGAAAATTTAGCTCCCACGACGCATGTTAAAGAATGGAGTGGTAATCGAGTTCTTTCTTTTGGATTGATTAGTGATACTCATATAAATTCCAAATACACTCAACTTACATACCTTCGAAACTTTTACGAGATTTGTTCTCGAAGAGGCATTAAAGATATTTATCATGCCGGAGACATAGATGAAGGTGAACAAATGAGAACCGGTCACCAGTACGAATGTTATACACAGGGTGCTGATGATCACATAAGTGAAATCATAACAAATTATCCTTGTTTCGATGAACTCACAACACACTTCATTACTGGAAATCATGACTCTAGTATTTATAAGAGATGTGGCGTCGATATTGGTGAAATCATATCCATGAAACGAAAAGACATGAAGTATCTTGGAAGAGATTGTGCGAGAATCGAAATTACTCCTAATTGTATTCTTGAATTGCGTCACCCTTGGGATGGGACAGCCTATGCCCTATCTTATAAACCACAAAAGATGATCGACGGGATGGAAGCAGATAGCAAACCTAATATTCTAGCAATAGGACATTATCACAAACTTGAATATTTGTTCTATAGGAACGTTCATTGTTTTCAGGCAGGATGTTTCCAAACACAAACTCCGTTCACAAGAGGCAAAGGTATAAGTGTACATCTTGGAGGGTGGATTATAACTATCGAGGTTGACAAAAGAGGTTATATTCAGAGGATCGTTCCTGAAATGATTCCTTTCTATAAACGTATCAACTCGGACTATAAAAATTGGAACCGGAGTTCAAATGATTAGGACTTATTCGGAGCTATCCAAGTTGAACACTTTTGAGGAACGATATCGATATTTAAAACTTAACGGAGCCGTTGGTGAAGAGACATTTGGATTTGATAGATTCATAAATCAGAACTTTTATAAGTCACCCGAATGGAAAGCTGTTCGGGATTTTGTAATTGTAAGGGATAATGGTTGTGATCTCGGTCTCGAAGATTATGAGGTTCGAGGAAAGATTTATATCCATCATATGAATCCTATTCTACCAAGGGACATCGTTAATCAAAGTGAATTTTTGTTAGACCCAGAATATTTAATCTCTACTACACACTCAACCCACAATGCAATACACTATGGCGATGAAAACTTATTAATCAAAGCGCCGATTGAAAGAAGTAAAAATGACACTTGCCCTTGGAGGCAAAAATAAAAGGAGGAAGCGATAAATGTACCAGAATGACACAGTTAACGATACATATGTATCCGAAACTCACGACGAGTTAGAAGAGATTAAAATCGGTCTCGTGTCGAATTGTAAGAAACTTAACCTTCGTGAAAAACCAACCGTTGAAGCCCCAGTCGTATGCGAGGTTGTTTGTCAGACAGAGCTCATGATTGATGAAAAAGAATCAACCGAAGAATTCTATAAAGTTTACACAGTTGCGGGTATCGAAGGTTTCTGTATGAGGAAATTTATCGCGATTCAGCCGTAGAGGAGGATTACTATGGAGAGTATACTGACTTCAATTAAGAAGCTGCTCGGAATTGCGGAAGATTATATACACTTCGATGTAGATTTAATCATGCACATCAATTCTGTGCTTTCAATTTTAACTCAGATCGGTGTCGGTCCCGCCGAAGGTTTTTCAATCAAAGACGATTCGTCTGTGTGGGAGGACTTTGTTCCAGAAAATTCAAAATTGGAATTAATAAAGTCTTATGTGTATATGAAGGTTAAACTGTTATTCGATCCTCCCCTTATCTCCGCCGTGATCGAGTCTACAAACCGAATTATATCAGAGCTTGAATGGAGAATTCAAGTTGCGGCGGATCCTGTAAAAACAATTGAAGAGGAGGAAATTCAAAATGGGTAATGATTATTTAGCTCACCATGGCGTCCTCGGCATGAAATGGGGTGTCAGACGTTATCAGAACAAGGACGGAACTCTTACGCCAGCTGGTAAAAAACGTTATGATCGAGATATTCAAACTAATTTATCTAAAAAAAAAGATTCTAGGATAGATACCAGTAAACCCGATCCGAAACGGTGGGTTAAAGAAGACATAGAACGCAAAAAAAGAATAGTCGATACAAGTTCTGATCTAGTTAAACAAACGCAAAATATAGAAAAAGAAACTCGTCCAAGATCCACTAAACAAAAAATGGACCTATCTAAAATGACGGATAAAGAATTGCGTGACCGCATCAATCGTGAGCTTTTAGAGAAACAGTATAATAATTTGTTTGCACCCGAAATCGCACCGAGTATTTCAAAGGGGCGAGATTTTGCCAAAAAAACATTAGATGTTGCTGGGACTACACTTACTTTAACGAGTTCTGCGTTGGCTATAGCGTTAGCCATTAAAGAACTTAAGGGATAGGAGAATTAAATATGGCATTATCAAACACCGCCGTTCCAAAATATTACGGCATGTTTAGAGATGCCGTAATTCGAGGAGAAATTCCAGTATGTAAAGAAGTTTCAATGGAGATGAACCGTATAGATGATCTCATTGCTAATCCCGGAGTTTACTATGATGACCAAGCAGTCGAAGGTTGGATTAATTATTGCGAGCACGAATTAACCTTAACCGATGGCGGAGACTTACACTTGTTAGATAGTTTTAAGTTATGGGGCGAACAAGTTTTTGGTTGGTACTATTTCGTTGAAAGAAGTATTTACGAACCAAATCCAGATGGACACGGAGGTCGTTACGTTAAAAAGACGATAAAGAAAAGATTAATTAATAAACAATATCTTATCGTTGGAAGAGGCGCGGCTAAATCTTTATACGATTCTTGTATGCAATCATATTTCCAAAACGTCGATACTACAACAACTCATCAAATCACAACTGCCCCAACAATGAAGCAAGCTGAAGAAGTGATGTCCCCTATTCGTACAGCCATAACTCGATCAAGAGGTCCTCTGTTTAAATTTCTAACAGAAGGCTCATTACAAAATACTACTGGAGCTAAAGCTAAACGAATGAAGTTAGCCTCTACAAAAAAAGGTATTGAGAATTTCCTTACCGGTTCCTTGATAGAGATACGTCCGATGTCTATTTCCAAACTTCAGGGATTAAGACCAAAAGTAGCCACTATTGATGAATGGCTTTCAGGAGATATACGAGAAGATGTTGTCGGTGCAATCGAGCAGGGTGCTTCTAAAGTTGATGATTATCTAATCATTGCGACTAGTTCAGAGGGTACGGTTCGTAATGGTAGCGGAGACACAATCAAAATGGAATTGATGGACATTCTCAAAGGAGACTACATCAATCCACATGTTTCTATTTGGTGGTATAAACTTGATTCGATCGATGAAGTCTCTAATCCCGAAATGTGGCTAAAAGCTAATCCGAATTTAGGAAAGACCGTTAGCTATGAAACATATCAGCTGGATGTTGAACGAGCAGAAAAAGCTCCGGCAGCCAGAAACGATATTTTAGCAAAACGTTTTGGCATTCCCATGGAGGGGTATACTTACTACTTCACTTATGAAGAAACCCTTCCTCATAGAAAGAGGGATTTCTGGCAAATGCCTTGTGCGTTGGGCGCTGACCTCTCCCAAGGAGACGACTTTTGTGCATTTACATTTCTGTTTCCTTTATCTAATGGGTGCTTCGGTATCAAAACTCGAAACTATATATCTTCACTAACACTAATGAAGCTCCCTGCTGCCATGAGAATCAAATACGATCATTTCATGAAAGAAGGAAGTTTAATTGTCCTTGAGGGAACTGTTTTAGACATGATGGAAGTTTATGAAGACTTGGATAATCACATAAACGAATGTGGATATGACGTTAGATGTTTTGGTTTCGACCCATATAATGCAA